TTCAGTGCAAGTAAAGGGCCGAATGGACAGAAAGCTGTCGATTCAGCCGACCTTGAGGCATACACTATTGTATACCACGAGGAAGAGATTCATTTGGCGATTCGTACTATATGTAACGAAACCCAGAATGAACCCTTTTATAGGTACATGTTGCAGCGTGCAGAACACTATAAGTCTCTTATAGAGGCTGGCACTGTCACCTACAATCGCAGTAAAGTATATTTACGAAAGTTGGTGGCTGTAACTGATAAGGGAAACAAGAGTCGGACTATCGCCATTGGCGATTTCTGGACTCAAACCGTCCTAGCACCGTTGGAGCGTTTAGCTCTTCGTGCTACGGAAGAGAAGTTCGGCGACAAAATCGCTTACTATTCACATTCTAAGGGTTGGGATGATATTCTTAAATATCAATCCCCTGAGAGATTAGTCTCTCTAGATGCCTCAGAATGGACAGATAATTTTCCGAATAGTCTGCAGACAATCTTTGTCCGCGGAATTACTAATTACAAGATCGCGCAAAGTTGGAAAACTTTGGCGTGTGATTGTAAGTGGAACCTTGGAAACTCTAGTAGTACCGTAAGGTACGGAAAAGGCCAAGGTATGGGTATCAGAGGTTCGTTTGCGATTGCGCAAGCGAGCGACTGTGTCTTTATCGAGAGTAATCTCGAGAAGATGTATCCTGATCGACTTCCTTATTGGAAGAAGGTCGGTGACGATAACGTCATAGACGATAAGGATCGAAAGTTTGTAGATCTCTATCAACAAATTGGAGTACCCATAAATTTCTCAAAATCTAAGGTCCATACCGAGTATGGATCTTTCATTGAATTTGTTTCCCGAAATGCCTGGGAAGGTTTAGATTATAGTATCATTTCTCCTGGATTAACCGTAAGGTTCCGGAAGGATAACTATTATATCTTCACCCTCTTAAAACATTTACTTGAACGTAGGATCAGCACCGATTTTAATGCCCTTTTGGACATGAAACGTGATGCTTTAGATATTGAGGAGAAAGATATCAAACGCGAAGCGTTTGAACTTTCATTACCGCTTTTAAGAAAGCAGGCCGCAATATTACAATACGCTTATCCGGAAGAAATGTTTCTTCAGGAAGAGCCGTCGGAGTATCTTG